CCGCATTATTGCTGGCGTAGTTGTACCGTTCAACAAAGTTGGCTACACATCCGTTGGCCCAGTTGTTTTTGAGTCCGGGTCAATTACTATTCCGGATACAACAAAAATTAAATTACTTGCACAGCATGACCCAACAAATCCAATTGGTCGCGCACAATCATTTCAAACAAGTGATAGCGCAATCACCGGTGCGTTTAAGATTTCTAATTCTGCAACAGGTCAAGATTTTCTCATCCGTGCAAGTGAAGGTCTTATCGCTTCGCTTTCAATCGGTGTAGAAGTAGTTGCATCAAAACCATCTAAAGACGGCACGTTATATGTTCAAGAAGCAATCATGAAAGAAGTTTCCTTAGTCGAATCACCTGCGTTTTCAGATGCAGTAGTAACTAAGGTCGCAGCTAGCGAAAGCGAAGCGGCACAACCAACAAACCCAACAACAGAAAGTGAGTCTGTCGTGACGACTGCTCCAATCGAAGCAACACCTGTTGAGACAGTAGAGGACGCTCCAGTAGTTGAAGCCGCTGCTCGACCAACAGTTAAGGCCGCTGCGCCTTATTTCACATCACCACGCTCCCCTATTCAAACAATGGGTGGTTACGCACTTCATTCAATCAAAGCAAAGTTAGGCGACGAAGATTCAGCACTGTATGTTCGTGCGGCTGCCGATGCAATGACTACTAACACTGCGTTCAACCCAACACAGTATCTTTCAAATATTTTCGTAAGCAATACAAACTTTGGAAGAGCGGCCGTGGATGCTTGCAGCCGTGCTGCACTCCCAGCGTCAGGATTAACGCTTAACATTCCATCATTGATTACACCAACAGATACAGCTCCAACAGTTGCATCAACAGCTGAATCAGCTGCGCCATCAGATACTGGTATGACTTCAGAATATCTTTCATACACAGTTACTAAGTACGCTGGACAACAGACAATCTCGCTAGAACTTATTGAACGAAGCGACCCCGTCTTCATGGATCAGCTTATGATCCAGCTTGAAAGAGCGTATCTCAAGGCAACAGATGCAGCTGTAATCGCTGCACTTATCGCTTCAGGTACAGCGGCAACAGCAACAGCTGCTACTTCAGCCGGACTTATTTCATTCTTATCAGCTGAGTCTGCAAAGGCTTACGCAGGTACAAGTTACTTCGCTAAGAATGTAATTCTCGGTACTGGCACATGGGGCGCAGTAATGGGTTACGTAGATTCAACAGGTCGCCCAATTTACAACGCATCTCAACCGTGGAACGCAGCTGGTGATGTTAAGGCATCTTCAATCAAGGGCAACCTGCTCGGACTTGATGCTTATGTCGATGTCAACGCAGTAGCTACTAATGGCGCAGATAACTCAGCATTTGTTATCGCTCCAGAAGCAGTCACAGTATTTGAGTCACCAACAGCGATGTTCTCAGTCAATGTCGTTGGATCAATGTCAGTCAACCTCGCTATTTATGGCTATCTCGCACCTGCAGTTTTGCAGCCAAAGGGTGTTCGTAAGTACAAGACAGCGTAATAAACCTAAGTCACTAGGTGGGGTTCATACAGCCCTTTGAGCCTCACCTAGTCTTTAGAAAGGATTAACAGTGGCAGCAACGTACGTAACTACCGCAGAGCTAAAAGCCAATCTCGGCATCGGCTCTCTTTACGCTGACTCCATTGTTGAGAACGTCTGTCAAACGGCAGAAGATTTAATTAACCAATTTTTATGGTTCGACTCATACCCGGTAGTTGGAGCCGCTATCTATAACAATGTCGGGATGGTGCTAATTTCAGCGCCTATCTCCTACGTTACTGGGCAAACAATTACCTTGAGTAATTGCGGCACAACCTACAACGGCACAAAGACAATTACCGGCACTTACCCATACACCAATGGATCAGTGGTACTCCCCTATTTCATTAACTTTCCGTTTAACTACTTTCAGTTTCCACGTGGTTACTCGATGATTCAATTTAACTTAACTCACGCCGACGATAATTACCATCAAATCGTGCCGTACGGTAAGGCTTTGGGAGTAGACACCAAAGAGACTAGCTACGCCACTACCCCGGCGGTGCGAGAAGCTGCGATGAATTTGGCCGTAGATATATGGCAATCTCGTCAGCAATCTTCTATCGGTGGAGTATCACCAGACTTTTCGCCTAGCCCATACCGGATGGGTAATACGTTGATGGCTCGCGTTCGTGGATTACTTGCGCCATATATGTCACCTAGAAGCATGGTCGGCTAATGACCTACGCAATAACAACGCTTCGCTCAACTTTGGCAACAGCCCTAACAAACGATGGGGTCTGGTCGGTTTTTTCCTTTCCGCCGGCCAGCCCTATCGCCAATTCGGTCATTATTAACTGGGATGATCCGATGTTGGATCCGCAAAACAATCAATACAACTCGATTTCGCCACAAGCCAATTTCAAGATAACAATGATTGTGCCGCTCTTTGATAATCAGGGCAATCTTGTGGACATTGAAAACTTTATTGTGGCCGTATTTAACAAGCTCGCTACAAGCGGCCTTAATATCAAAGTCGGAAGTGTTTCAGCTCCAACAGTCTCGCCTAACGACACCGGGCAGATGTTAATGGCTGAGATGTCAATTTCAATCCTAAGCAGCTGGAGCTAACTATGAACGAAGTGGAATATACAAAAGAAGAATTGGCGTTTCTTACCTTAATTGGTGCTGCGCCGAAATTAGGTAAAACCTCGGTTGAGCCTGATAGTAAAAATCAAACAATAGCAACTACAGAGACAACGAAAGCCGAGGACAACTAATGGCAATTTTTTATCAGAATAATGCAGGGTTTAAAATCTCTGTAGATGGCACTACTTACGTTGATTTAACAGACCACGTCACTTCATTAACAATCAACCGTCAATTTGACGAACTTGACGTAACAGCGATGGGCGCGTCAGGTCACGCATTTATTGCTGGACTTGAATCTTCATCTATTTCAGTGGATTTCCTTAACGATGATATAGCTGCTTCAGTTATGACAACACTGAATAGCCTTGTTGGACAACCTCCAGCTAAGTTTAAGATCTGCCAGACAACAGTGGCCGGATCTCCAAGCACTGCAACAATCTCAGCTACTAATCCACTTTATAGCGGTTTAGTGCTAGTCAATAAATTAACACCAGTAGCAGGCAAGGTTGGCGATGTAGCAGTACAGAGCCTTACTTTCACTGTCTCAGGTGCTATCACCGTTGCCACTACTGGTACATGGTAATTAACTAACAAAGGGGCTAAGAAATGGCAAGATTAAAAATCACAAGGGCTAACGGAGACGTATCTGAACACCAGATCACTCCGTCGATTGAATACGCGTTTGAGCAATATGCAAAACTCGGATTTTCTTTAGCCTTTTCTACTCAGCAAAAACAGTCGGACATCTTTTGGCTTGCTTGGAAGTGTTTAAGTAAAGAAGAAGATGTAGTGCCTTTTGGTGAAAAGTTTGTTGACACATTGACGCGAGTCGAAGTGTTGGATGACTTATCCCCAAACTCATAGAGCGCAATTCCCTAACCTATTTAATTGCAAAATTATCCGTCAGGTTAGGGATTGCGCCTAAAGAGCTTTACGAGTTAGAAGCACCGATGCTCAACGCGATCATCGATGTCATACAGCAAGAAGCAAGGGATGCCGAAAATGCCAGTCGAAATCAAAGGTCTCGCTGAGACTTTATCGGCTATGCGTAAGTTCGAGCCAGATTTAGCTAAAAACCTTAACAAAGAGGTTCGCAGCTTTTTAACCCCGGTGCAGAAAAAAGCACAAGGCTATTTTCCATCCAGCATTGCCGGGCTATCTAATTGGATGCTTGTAACCAAAGGCCGCAAAATCAATAAGCAATCCAGCGCTTTTGCAGCTGTCGGTCATTTTCCACGATACAACAGAGCCATAGCAGCTAGAGGCATTAAAATAGTTATTGGCAAAACCAAGAAAAACTCACGTGGTTTTGTAACCTTTTACCGTATTTCAAACATTACGGCAGCTGGTGCTATTTATGAGACTGCCGGGCGCAAGCATGGTCAATCCCGACGAGCTTACAAATCCAATAATCCTCAAGCCGGCGCACACTTTATGGCTTCCATGAAAGAACCGTTGGAAGGTAAAGGCATGATGCGCGGCCGCGTGCTATACCGAGCATGGG